TCACACCTAATGTAGTCACCTATGCCACGTGGGTAACTTGTGTAGTGTACTTTGGATTTGTCACCATCATAGATGTTGCCATCATAATCAACAAAGCTACCCCACTTGCTATCTAAGTAGCTACCATCATCATGCACACTTGTACCTATGCTTGTACCTGTACTTGTACATAGGCTTTGTGCCTGATAGTTTTGGTATGAGTCATTGCTATGCAACCAACCATTATCTTCAACAAATTCACCTATCAGATACGTTTTTCTAACAGTCATTATAGCTAGGCAATTTAAAGAACCTATACTATGCTCGATTAGATTGCGTATGTTGTCCCTATGTATATCCTTGCCTAGCTTACCTAAGTATAGACGTATGTATTGCATAGTATCTGAGTACGTTTTGTGCGTTGGCATATCACCAATGATACCATTATGAGATACAGCAACATTTGTAGTGGTTCTTAACTTTGTTAAGTCTGATTTATTGCTAGTCATAGGGAATGGATGACATGTTGATGGTGCAACCTTGCCATGCGTAGCTATCCTGAAATGAAACATGATTTCAGTTTCATCAAGGTTTATATTCTCTTTTTCTAGTGCTTTTTGCATATCGTTATTATCAAAATAACCTTTACGTATGTGAACCCTGTTGTCCTTTACGTATGCAAAGCCTGAGCCATCTGGATTGTTTTTTTCACAAGTATCCAAAATACTCCAGTCCATTGGTGTCCCAACCTGTTTAATTGTAATTATGCACATATAGGCATATCCTCTCGTTTAATTTGTTTCTGATGTTACATGTTTCATGCTATCGCAATCATCAGTAGGTACACATATACCCAGACATGTTTTATGTGTATGTGCGTGGATTATACGCACATACAAGCTATAAATTATTTTGAATGTTGGTTTACAAACTCCTCATGATTTAACTCAATTGCTAACTCGATAATATCATCCCATTCTGAACATGCTATTTCTTCAATATCAAACTTCTTAACAAATTCAATCATGGTATCAATAGCTTGTAACCTTGCTTTAAAGGTATCAAACTCTAACGTAGAGCGTAGGAAACGAAATTCTATGGTAGGTTGGTCTACTGTACTAAAATTAATGGCTCTGCTTCGTCTCATAATTCCATCATCTTTTTTATAGAGTAAAAATTCTTCTACTTGTGCTTTATTTTGGCATTGTTGCAATTCTTTAGAATCCTCACCATGTAAAAACATATCTGCATATTCTCTATTGATCCCACCTGATACGTTCTCCCAATTCTTTGCATGTTTATCAAGTAGAGTAATGAATTTGTTCTCTATATCATCTTGAAATTCTTTAGAGCTGTTATCAGGAATAACATTATTTCTAGATACGTGAACGTGCATACCTGATTCAACATCTGTGTAATGGTTATCAGCTTTCAAGGATTCAAATAATTTATCCCAACCAAAGCTATCTAAATGAACCCTCAAACTAGCTACGTGACTAACGAATTCCAGACCTGAAATGCTACCATCTTCCTTGACATATAAATGATCCTCAATTGAACCATTATTTATGAAATTGTGCATAGTTGATTCAGTCTGTAACAGTGTGCCATTTTCGTTGGCTTGTGTTTCCATTTCTACACCAAATTCATTTAGAAATAATGCAGTTATATTATTATTTTTCCTATCTAAAGTTTCTTTTGATGTGAAATGAAATATTGGCTTAGGTTTGTGCATGTATGGGTGTATCATGTGACTAAATTCAGTCATCATGTCATTAGAAGCATCTACACAATGGTCTATATGTCTATCGTGGCAACGTTCACCACATGCCCATGTATCGCAACATGAAAGATAATAATCAGATTCGCAAGTCTCACAAACATACCTATCACAACATTGTGCTTCATATACGCTAGAAGCTGTACCTACGTATTCACAATTCCAACACTTGCTGTAATTATCAAAACAGCCATCACATACTATTTTTCCTGTAGAGTCTACAAATTTACAGTCATCTGTATAGGCTAATCCATCACAATCCTCACAAAACGAGGTATATTCGTCTATACATGTGGTACATATGTTGTCATCTTCTAATTCAAATATATCCCCTGATAGTGTTTCAGCGTTACAGCTATCACATGAGATATAACTTAACGTTATCATTTTTAGCTCCTTTACAACTAAACTTGATTGATTCGAGCCAATCCAAACGAAAGACTCAGGAAAAACCTTATCACGAAATCTATATTTCTGTCAATGTTTGTATCTGTTTGTTGACCAGATCAGAAGCAAAAAAGAGTCTGGGAATCTGGTTTTGTTGTCTGGTTTTCTGGTGCTTTGTGTACTGGTGTTGTGTAGGTTATCAAATACCCTCGTTTACATAGCTTAAAAAGGCAGTTAGATACCTTAAAAAGCAATCTGATTACTTGTATACTTGCCTATCTGAATACTTGTTTACTTGTTTAACTCGTTTA